AACGGATTTAACTAACTGGACACCAAAACTGTATCGTGAAACCAGCCCGAAAGACCTTGAAGTTTTTCTGCCAACGGGCGGCATGGAAACTGATCTCAAAGATACAGATTTGTTTTTTGCGGATACCCCTGATCTTGCTCTTGGGCAGGGTGCGAATAAGGGTGTCTTAATGGAATTTGACGCTACAGGTTTGAGCGGCAAATTAAATAAGGGCAAACCAAGCTGGCGTCTTGGCGTAGAGAACGCGAGTGGGTCGGAGTTTATTGCAAACCTAAACCCAACCGGTAAGTACCGCCGCAATCTTAGCGCGGTTCGTGTATCTAAAAACGTGACGCTGGATAAAGTTACACAGGAGCGGCTACCTAGGGCGCTAAACAAATTGGAACAAGAAGGTTGGGTTAAAACTGAAACCGACGAATTCATTCAGTATAGCCGCCCGCAAGCTGCTGAGATGCCGGAAGCCCCCGCGCTTACGGCGCAAGTTCCCGAAGCCCCGGTAGTTCCGACGCCTACCGCCGCAAAAATCGAATTGCTCGAGCCTCCGGCTGCGGTGGAAATTCCGCCTGCGCCTAAGATTACAGAGGCAGAAGGCCGGGCCGCGCTTCTGAACCTTGAGAAGAAAGACCTTACCAATCCGTTGACAACGACACCCGTGACCAAAAAGGTTGCGGACTTTGCAGCGGACTATATCAACGCGGCGGGCGTTTCGTGGAACCGCGAAACTCCGTTCATTGATTTTTTCCGGCAGCATTATTACGCCGACACGTTGCCTCCGGAAACCTTGCAAGAGTTGTACAAAAAGTATGACTTCCAAGAGCATGACTGGACTGAGTTGTTAACTGGCACGCGCCAGTCTGTCGGGGACATGGCGCGGGGCTTGGCCTACCTGAAGGCGGCGTCTAATAAAATTCCCAAGACGGCAGTAGAACTTGCGGAAAAATATGCAAAAGAGTTGCCGCCTCCATCTTTGTGGACGCGCTCAGGCAACGCCCTTCGTGGTAGCTACCTAGCGGAAGTAGCTAAAGTAACCCGCGACTTGGCCTCTGGCGTCGTAAACATGGGCCTCGATCCGTTTACGCAGACCATCGACAACGTGGTAACGCAAGTCTTAGTCAACCCGGTAAAGGCAGCTAGGGGTTTACCGCAGCGCCCGATTAATTACGGTGACGCGTTCGTGTTGTTTTCGCAAGGATTGGCCGGGCTGCCGTCGAGAGCAGCACGGGCGGTTCCGTTTGGTTTAGCGGAAAAAGCAGAGAAACTTGTGCCGAGCCAACTGCGGAGCATCGACGCTCAGAACAAAAAGTTGCTCGACCAACTTGCGTCAAACGCACCGAAAGTGTCTCGCGCTTTTCTCGACGTTTACAGCAGCGACAATGTTCGCCCGACACTTTCCGATAAGTTTGGCAAAGTTGAAAGCGCAGTAGACACGCTGAACTTCTTGAGCCGTTGGAACGACGGCATGATGCGCAAGACTATCTTCCCCGCGTTCTTGAAACGCGCCACTAACCGCGCCGGATTTAACTTCGACGAATTGGTGGCGAGTGAAAAAATTCACACACTGCCGGAAGAAGTTACCAAAAAAGCGATTAACGATACGCTGTCTTTTGTATTTAACCGCCGAGCAGAAAAGGGCGGCCCGCTATTTCTCGGGGAAACGTCTCGGGAAGTTATCGACTTTCTGAACAATAAAGGTGGCCCGATCAGCGCGGTGACTATCGGGTACCCCGAGTTTATCGCAAACGCGTGGAATTATATGTGGGATTACGGACCCGGCATTACGCGTATGTTCACTCCGAAAGGCGTGAAGAAAGTTATGGACGGCGACGTAGATGCGCTTTCTAAAGGGTTGGTCGGGACGGCGCTATTCTTGTCGGCGGTTCAGTTCCGCGAAAGTGACCGCGCCGGGAGCCAATGGTACACCGCTAAAAATGAGGATGGGACCGAAGTAGATTTACGTCCCATTTTCCCGGCTCCGTATTATCTGTTGCTGGCCGATCTCTACAAGCGCGCAAAAGACGGCACGATTGACCTTGCCTACACAACTGCGGACATCGTTCAGGGACTTAGCGGCGCGCAATTCCGCGCTGGGTCGTCGCTGTATATCGTTGATGAACTCGCCCGCGATCTCAGCCGCGCCGGAGAATTTGGCGACAAGGGCATGGACGCCGTTAAGAAAACTATCGGTAGCGCGCTCGGCGGTATTATTCCGTTTGGCGGTACGATTAAAGACGTGGTTGGCTCGGTCGAGCAGGCTGTTTCGGATAATCCGCAAGAAACTATCACGCGCGATACGTCCGAAGCGCCGTTCCTCGGGGCGGCTTTGCGTGAAGTGCCCTTTGCGCAAACGCGATTGCTGCAATTGCCCGAGCAAGAATACGCATCTCGTGCCGGGCCACGCATGAATGTCGATCCATTACAACGCCAACTTATTGGTCTTGCTAAAAGTACGCCTGCAACCATTGTAGAAACCGAGATGGATCGTCTCGGTCTGACATCTCAAGACTTGTACAAAAACGAGGGCTTCCCTGCGCTTGACCGACGGCAGAAGCAGTTGATCGGTGATATTGCCGAATACAATGCGCCTTCGTATTTCAACTCCCCCGCGTACCGTAACGCGGACAAGTTGACGCAGACCGAAATGTTCCGCGAGTTCTACAAAGGTGTTCGGGCGACTGCTCGAAATATCCTTAAAGCTGAGAACCCGAATTTCACCGCACTGACTTGGTACAACGATCAGTCTCGTGAAGATAAAATTCGTATCGACAATGAATACAAACAGGCAACCGGCCAAACATTCCGTAAGTTTTACTCGCAGCTTGTAGCCGCACCCCTTGTAAATACGAAGGAAGAGTTTGACGCGCTGCCCAAGGGGACTAAGTACACCGACCCCGGCGACTACAAAGTCTATACGAAAGGCGAGTAATGGCAAAGAAGACGACGGTAAAAGAGAAGGCATGGACGCCGCAGCCCAAAGCAAAGCGTCGGCATAAACCCGTCGGTCTTCGCCATAGAAAGTCTCTCGGCCCGCGTAGTAACTTGCGCGTCAACCACTAATACTATACAGATAGCCCATGAAATTCATGGGCATCGACCCCGGCGCTTTTGGTGCTGTTGCTATTCTTGACGCGGATAGCCGAGACCTTGTCATCATTGATATGCCAACCATCAAGGTGAAGCGCGGGCCGCGTGTCGTCAATCAGGTTGACGCGCATATGTTGGCTGATGCTTTGCGGTTACATGTAACCACCGACACAACCGCCATGATCGAGAAAGTCCACGCCATGCCGGGCCAAGGCGTGTCGTCGATGTTCAGCTTTGGCCGGGCTGCCGGTATCATCGAAGGCGTTCTTGCTGGCCTGTCTGTTTCTTTTGAGTTGATCCCGCCTGCGACTTGGACTAAATCTATGCGGACGTTCGGAGGGAAGGACGGCAGTCGGCAACGGGCACAAGAATTGTTCCCCGACTACGCCCATCTCTTTGCGCGAAAGAAGGACGACGGACGGGCCGAAGCTGCGCTTCTGGCCTGCTATGCCGCCGAGAGGGAAGAAGATGGACCACCTGTTCGAGTATCAAAAGGTCGGCGCAGACTTTCTCTGTGACCACCCTGCCGCGTTCCTCGCGGATGAACAAGGCTTAGGCAAAACTCTACAAGTCATCGCCGCCTGCGACAAGTTAGGCTTGACGAAAGTCGTGGTGATCTGCCCGGCTATCGCTAAGATTAACTGGCGTCGTGAGTTCGAGAAGTGGGGTAAGATTGAGCGTACCGTTCTGGTCTTCTCGTATGACAAGATCACGCAATCAAAGGAAACGCGCAATGAAATCGCAAAGCTGGAACCGGATGTTATTGTCATTGATGAAGCGCATTATCTCAAGAACCGTACTGCTAAGCGCACAAAGTATTTATATGGTCAGTTCTGTCGCGGGGATGGCCTCGTTCGTTTTGCTGATCGTGTGTGGCTTCTTAGTGGCACTCCCATTCCTAACAATGTCAGCGATTTCTGGACGCATCTTAAAGCGATTTGGCAGTACCCTCTAAACTTCACTGACTTCACGACGTATTTCTGCAAGACTTGGAACGGCCAGTTTGGGTTACAAGTTCTCGGTAATAAGGCCGAGCGGATGGGCGAGTTTAAAACCATCCTCAAGTCAATCATGCTGCGCCGTAAATCGGAAGTCGTGCTGAAAGATTTGCCGCCAATCTGGTGGCAGGATACACCCATTGAGGTTGATAACTGGAACGACGCCAAGCACATCGACGATCCGAAGGAAGCGCAAGCCGTCGAGATGATCTTGACGCACTCGCTAACCAACCAAGACTTGTCCGCTGAGATTGAGGGCATCGCGCCTCACATCGCTTCACTACGCCGCTTGACTGGGGTAGCCAAGGCAGCGCCCATCGCTACCCAAATAGCGGGCGAGTTGGCCGATGATGCCTACGACAAGATTGTGATCTTCGCCTACCATACCGATGCGATCCAGACGATTTATGATAAGCTAAAAGACTATCACCCAGTGGTAGTCGCAGGGGGCATGAGCCAAGCCGAGCGTCAAGCGTCAATTGACGCTTTACAGACAGACCCGAAGGTGCGGGTATTCATCGGCCAGATCACCGCATGTTCTACGGCGATTACGCTGACAGCGGCAAATCAAGTGGCGTTTGTGGAGATGGATTGGGTTCCGGCAACGAATGCACAAGCGGCCAAGCGTTGCCACCGTATCGGCCAGACTAAGCCCGTCATTGTGCGGACGTTCGGCCTTGTCAATTCTGTCGATGAGATTGTGTCGAAGACGCTGGCAAAGAAAGCCCGCATGATCTCGGAAGCCTTAGACTAAGAGAAAGGGCCGGGGCGACTTCCAAATCCCCGGCCCTCCCTTTCACTTAGAGCAAATCATCAAGGTCCGAAATGTCAGCGGACGGACGTTCCGTGGCAGTAAACTCGTCCACTGCTGACAAGCGGCCATCCATACGTGGACCGTCGCCCACCTTCTGAAGATTGCCAAGCGAGAAGGCAACGCCGTTGTTGCCGTTTACGCTGTAGGCATACGCCCGCAGCGAGGCACGTACCTTAGCACCGGGATAAATTTCCTTTGGATCGGTGATAGGCGCGGGCTTACCATCGGCTCCGGCGTACTTGCTAACAACGCCGGGCTGAGCCTTGTTCTTAACGTTCATGAAGATCGACCCCTCGGGGTAGCCCTTCTCTTCGCCATCGGTGCGGAACGGCATACGAATTTTGCCGCCCTCCATCATGGCCTTTGTCTTGTCTCCCCACTTTTCCTTGGCAACCGCAGCCGCCACGGCCTTCAGTTCCGAAAGGTCTGAGCCAGCTTCGAACACCAGAGAGCAGGAGTAAACCGGCTCAGCAGCACCCGGAGGGGTCTGCGGTTCGAAGATGTGCGGGTAAGAAATGATTGCTTCAGGTGTAATAACTTTTGACATCGGAGTATCCTCATTCAACGGTAAAATCGTCTGCCGCAAGAGACGCGACAGCCGGGCGATTGTCTGTATCAGCGACCATAGATGTGCCGGTTGATACAGCCATGACGAGCGCCGTCGGCAAGTTCTTCTTGCCTACGATACGCTCGATCTGCGATGGCGACTTCAACTTCTTTTCGTAGATGTCGTCGTCATCCAGACCTTCTTCTGTGGCCCAAGCCACGAACTCATCCTCTACACGCCAGCGCCGTGTGGGGCGCTTCTCTACCAACTTGTAGCCCGGAAGCGCCCCACCGCTTTCGAGTATGTTGTTGGCATGGCGACGTAGGGATTTGATCCACTCCTCGATCAGCGGGACTTGCTCCAAGTACCCTGCGATCTCGGCTGGTGTGAGATCATTGATGTTCTTTACTGCGCCGAACTCGTCCTGTGCGATTGCCAGTGCGTTGTTGCGCAGGGCTGAACAAGTGCCAGCGGCTTTGCAGAACTTGCAGTGATCGCCTGCGATGCGCGGTGCATCCGGCTTCATGCTTTCATGTGCCGCATCAATCAGTTCTGTGCCGAAGTCCATGATCTCGTCACGGGTGTAGCTGTGCTGCCGGACTGGTCCGCCGGGGTGCATGGCGCGGGGTTGTACCACAACTGTGGTAACCTTATTGACCGGAGCCTTCTCGCCGATCTCAAGGATAGCGCCGAGCGCGTAGTATTTAAGCTGAGCGTTGTTCTCGACTTCAACGGCTACGCCTTGGCCGTGCTTATAGTCAAGCACGTAGAGCGTCCCGCTTTCCTTGCCGTAGATAATGCAGTCAGCCGTACCAAACATAGGCATCGGCGGGTCCAGCTTATCGAGGCTAAACCTTTTTTCGTATCTACAAATAGTCGGCTCGGACATGGCGACTGCGCGGATGTGGTCGATGTAGACGTTAACCGCAGCCGCCATATTGTCGTCAACGATATTTGAGTTGAACTCTTTGCCGATAAAAGCGCGTGCGTCTTCATGGCCGTTGACCAAACAGAACT